CTTCGACACCATGGAGCGCAGCGACTCCACCGGAGACGAGGCGGCTCGCCTTCTGGCTCCACCTCGCTGGTCGCAAAGCGTGACGTTTGGCGAACACCGGACGCTCGCCGAGTCGGGTGCCATCGAGGCGTTCCTGCTGCAACTGCGCGGCGGCGTCAATGTGGCGGCCATCTACGACCCGATCCGCACCGAGCCGGCCGGCGGTATTACCGGCACCTTGAAGTTGGTCGGCGATGTTCCGGCTGGCGCGACATCGATGGTGCTTACTGGGGCCAACGTGAACGCGCTCGGGTTCGATGCCGGCGACCTGTTCACGATCGGCAGTGGCGTCGGTACGAGCCATCACGCCAAGGTAGTCGCCGACGCGGATCCATCCGGCTCCGGCGGAGCGTTCACATGGACATCGTTCACTTGGACTTCGTTCTCGTGGATAGACGCGAACTACATCACCGTCACCTTTGAGCCACCGACGCGCAGAGCGTTTGCTCAGGGGACGGCAGTGACCATCGTCAAGCCTCTTGCGTACTACCGCATGCAGGGCGCTCCGCGGTGGAAGTACAGCACACAGGCTTATCGCCGCTCCGGCGGTGCAGCGGCCGATTTCGTCGAAACCTTCTCGGCCTGATGCCATGAGCGAAACCACTCTTACCAGCCCATCGACCATCTCGCCGCTGCAATCGATGCTGCACGAGAACTACTCGCTGCGCGAGCTCTGGACGACTCCGGCCTATGGCGCCTTTGCTGGCTACACCGGATCAAACGTCAAGTTCACGGTCGATTCGAGCTACAACCTCGCGCTCGCAGCGGGGCTCTCGGTTGGCTCCAACGTGGGCGGCAGCGGCAGTACGGCGTTCTCGTACACCATTGGCGCTGACCCTCTTGCGACCGTCACTGCCGGCGGCTTCGTGCAGGTCTACGGCTCTACCCATGCCACGCTACCCGGTGTAGTGACTCTCGGGAACAGCAGCACGACGCGGATGCGCCTCGACTCCAACGGGAACTTCCTTCAGGTGTCTTCCGGGAGCATCGGATACGGCACCGGTAGCGGCGGCAGTGTCACGCAGGCCACGAGCAAGGCGACCACTGTCACCCTGAACAAGGCTTGCGGGCAGATCACGATGCACAACGCCGCTCTCGCCAGCGGTACGACCGTACAGTTCCTCCTGAGCAACACCCTGATCGGCTTGAACGACACGGTCATCTTGACTCAAAACGAGACGATATCAGGCGCCAACTACAACGTCTGGGGCTCGGTCGGCACCGCGTACTGCCGAATCATGGTGAGGAACATTTCTGGCGGCTCGCTCTCTGAGGCGATCGTCATCAACTTCGCCGTCATCAAGGCCGCAACGTCGTGAGTCTCGGCCTAGACAGCGACGCAGACGCCGCAGCCACATCGACTGCGCGCGGCTTCCATTGGCTGGTGGAACTGGAGTTCACCGGAGGCACGGTGTACTTCACGACCAGTGCGGTCGCCATTGATTGGAACGGGCACACCTACATCGCCAGCGGCGGGGGCGTGGAGGTGTCGGCCGTCTCTGCATCAGAGAACACGGCGGGCGAGAAGATCACTCTGTCCGTGCCGGTTGTGAACTCCGCGTTTCTCGCATCGACACTTGACCCGACGACCTACCGCGGGCGTGCTGTGCGCCTGTACGGCCAATTCATCGACTCCACGTTCAAGCCGGCCGGCGAACCAAAGCTCAGTTGGCAGGGCTACATGGAGCCGGTGCGCATCGAGCGCAAGCCATCGCAGGACGGCCCAAGCACGGGGCGAATCGTTCTTCCATGCACCCGCGCAGGCATGGCTCGTGCGCGCAACACAGATGGTTTGCGCCTAAGCGATGCCCAGCAGCAGGCTGAGTTCGCTGGGGACAAGTTTTACGAGTACATCCCCTCTCTGCTCGACAAGCAGCAGCAGTGGCTGTCGAGGCGCTGGCAAGCCTCGTTTGAGTGATGGCCTCGCTCGCCGCCTACCTCGCCTCGTTCCCGTCGTTCGACTGGGAGCGCGCGAACTGCTGCCACTTCGTTGCCGGCTGGCTGAAAGCGAACGGCCAGCCCGACCCCATGGATGGACTCCCGGCGACGCCAGACCTGATGGCAACGCGCAGGCTGCTGCGCGACCTAGGCGGCTCGCTGCTCTCGGCCTGGACGCTGCGTCTTGGCCGCGAGCCGATCCAGGCCGCATTGGCGCAGACCGGAGACATCGTTCACATGGACCTGCCTGATGGTGCGGCGGTCGGCATCTGCAACGGACGGCAGGCGGTGTTCCTCCTGGCTGAGGGTGGCTTCATGTTCGAGCAGATGGCGAAAGCCTCTCACGCCTGGAGGCTCACATGCGCCTGAAGCAGACCGCCATCGCTCTGGCGCTTGGACTTGCGTCGGCGCCGGCCATGGCCGACCCGATCACATTCGTTGCCAGCCTTGGGGCAATCATCGGCGGTACGGCGGCGGCGTTCGTCTACACCTACGGCGCCTACATAGCCTTTGCCGCCTACTCCATCTCTCAGTCGGTGCGTGCGCGCAAGAAGGCACGCCGAGCCGCAGCGGAAGCGCGAGCCCAAAGAATCGCAAGCCTACAGGACCGAAGCCACACGCTCCTGAGCGCGACGCCATCGTGGCGCGTCATCTACGGCCGCTGCATCACGGGCGGCGACGTGGTGGCGATGTTCACCAGCGACAAAACCGCAACGAATGAGGACGGAACCTCCTACACCCGCCCGGACGGCATAAAGCATCTGGTGGTTGAGATCGCCCACCACGAGTGCGAGGCGATTCACGAGATGTTCGTTCAGGGCATCCCAATCGGCCCGGTGGATGCCAACGGATGGGCAACGGGCGGCGCCTTCTTCTCGACGCGCACGGAAACGCGCAAGGTAACGGTGCCAGCGGGTAGCTTCGTAGACGTGGCAGAGCCGGTGGTGAGCGTTCTCAACGGCTACTACTACGACGCTTCGCTGTCGGATAACGTGAGCGTCACGCCGACACGGAGCAACGGCAATACCAGGATCACGAACCCGGACGGCACCAATGCGATCACGGTCGATTACACGGTATCGTCTGGCCGCTCGGTGATCCGCTACAGCAAGCACCTCGGCGCCGATTCGCAGACCGTTGACACTTACCTGAACGGCGTCAAGCCCACCGAGTGGACGAGCGCCCATCGTGGCCGCGGCCGGACATACGTGACCGTCACGATGGACCTGGATGACAAGCGCTTCCAGGGCGACCCCACGAGTTTCTTCACGTTCGATGTGTCAGGCCGCAAGGTCTACGACCCGCGCACAGGGACAACGGCGTGGAGCGACAACCCGGCGTTGTGCATTCGTGACTGGTTGACGAACCAGTGGGGCTACAACGTCACAGACGCGGACATCGACGACACCTACACGAACGCTGCGGCCAACGCCTGCGATGTCTCTATCACGCTGAACGACGGCAGCGGCGACTACACCGGCAAGACATTCACCTGCAACGGCACGCTCACCACAGATCAGTCCAAAGAGGCGGTGCTGGACGATCTGGAGGAGGCGATGGCCGGCAGCGTGGTCTACGGCGCCAAGTGGCAGATCATGGCCGGTGCGTGGACTGCTCCGGTCACCCTTCCGGGCGATCCCGGGTCCGACCGCATCGGCATCAGCTTCACCGTCGGCGAGTCGATGATCGGGACAATTGCCGGCGGACTGACGGACGACGACCTGGATGGGCAGATCGACATCGTGCAGGCGGGCGCCCCGATGGACGAGCTCATCAACGGCCTGCGCGGCACTTACATTCCGTACACCGTTCCAGTGGGGACGGCCAGCGGCTACCAAGCTAACGGAGCGCATTCTGTCAACGCAACGACCATCGCATTGGATTCGGGCTCTGGCACGATCGTTGTCGGCAACTCTGTTTCGTTCGCTGGCGACGACAACCTGTACGAAGTGACGACCGGTATTGCTGGTGCCGGGTCCATCGTCATCCAGTCACCCGGTCTTCTCCGGGCGGTGGACGACAACGCAGCTGTCTCGGTCTACGCCACACCGAAGGCGACTCCGGTTGACTTCCGCCCGCCGTACCAGAACAGCACCTTTGTCTCAGACGACGGCGTGGAGCTGTGGTCCGACATCACGCTCCCATTCACCAACCGGCCGGCGCGCTGCCGCAACATCGCCCGCATCATGGTGGAGCGCAACCGCTCCTCACTGGTGATCCGCTATCCGGCGAAGCTGCGCGCCTGGCCGCTGCAGGTTGGCGACCGCATCACGGTCAACTCGACGGAGTACGGATTCGTTGACAAGGTGTTCAGGGTCACGGACTGGAACTTTGGCCTAACTTCGCCAGTTCTGCTGACGCTCCAGGAGGATGCGGAGGAAATCTACGACCTCGCCGATGCGGCGACAGCCGATCCGACCCCCAACACTGCATTGCCCAATCCGCGCAGCGTTTCTGCGTTGACCGGGCTGGCCGCCTCCAGCAGCAGTTCCACTTCGCTGAAGTCGAACGCAGGCATCTTGGTGCCGCGCGTTTCTGTGACATGGACGCGCACGACCGACCGCTACGTGATCGAAGGCGGACACATCGAAGTGATGTGGCGCGACGGGACAACTCCGTGGGTCAGGCAGGACGAGCCGGGGGACGCGACCGGCGCCTACATCGTGGGGCCAAAGCACGGCGACAGGCTGGTCATCAAGATTCGTGCTGTGAACGGGACGGACGACAAGGGACCATGGTCTGTAATCGCCCACACGGTGAGCGGGGCGACCGCGATCGACACGCCTCAGCTAGTTGATGAGGCTGCCACTGAGCTTGTCACCTACGTGAGTTCGGCTGGAACGCGGACGTTCACGAATACCGCTGCGGTGGAGTCTGTGGCCTTCACGACTCCGGCCCCCAACGGCTGCAAGGTTGTTGTCACGGCATTCCTAGAAGCGAGCGTAGACATCGCTGGTGGGGCTGGCAGCACTGGATACGCTGCCGGCTACCTTTCGCGGCTGTCGATCTTCGACGGCTCGATTGACACGTTCGGCGCGGCGGCGGCCTACCGAACTGACCGCACCCCGTACACGCTTCGGGGCGAGTTCGACTACACAGGATTCCCGAATCAAAATCTGTTTGTCCGCGTCAGACATAACGCCCCAAGCTCGCCGACGGCGACGGTGACGTACCACGAAAATCCGCGCGTCCTCATCGAGATGATCAAGAAATGACTTGGTACTTCTACCGCCTGCAGGATGGCGTGTTCACTGGTGGTTCGTACAGCGGCCCGGAGAGGATGCTTGCTCCGAACACGCCGGAAGGTTGTGCCGCATTGCCGCGCACAGCCGACCCGGCCGAGACCCTCAGGGTGGATATCGAGACTGGTGAACTGGTGGCATATGAGCCGCCAGAGCCGAGCGAGGAGGCCATTGCGGCGAGCGCCAGGGCTACCCGCGACGGGCGGCTAAGGGATAGCGATTGGGTCGTTGTGCTGGCATCCGAGCGCGCTCGTGCGATGCCAAAGGAGTGGGCGGACTACCGGCAGGCTCTGCGCGACGTTCCGCAGCAGCCAGGCTTCCCGTCCGCCATTCAGTGGCCCGCGCCGCCGGAGAACTAGAGACAGGCTGGCGGGCGCGGAATCACGTTGCAGCCGGTAGGCTGGATCGTGGCCGATCGCTCCTCAAGCTGGTCGGGCTCGTCGAGCTCCTGCCCATCGCCTCCACCGCCGCAGGCAGCCACCAGCAAGAGGGTTGAAAGAACCGCGGCGCGGTACAGAATAGAAGTACCCACTGATGCCCTCCTTTGGCGTTGGTGGTAGAGGCTCCGGTAGCGATTAGCGGTCGTTGCCGGGGCCTCGCTACTTTCGGCGCCAGCGGCACATTTTGCTATCCCCAATATGGGTGCGGGCCGTACTGCATTCGCGGCATTTTCACGCTTCCACGCCTAGCGCTGACAGGTTCCACCCTTAATTTGTCAGTGTCCCACGGGAACCATGCCCATGGTTGGGGGCGTTCGTCCCCGCCCAGACAGGTGGCGACGCGGCAATGACACTCCCCTTCTATCAGGGACAAATCCCGACCGCTGACGACTTCAACGCGCTGTCGGTCGCGAGCCACCTCGTCGATACATCGGACGCTGTAAAGGGCGCCGGCCTCATCAAGTCGAAATACGACCTGATCTACCCGGTGAAGTCGCTTGGCCTGGCGAGCTACGGCCGGCCGCCATCGACATGGGCGATGACAGACGCCGAGGCAACCGACGTGCTGTCGAACACCGGCAGCCTGAACGTCGCCGCGGCGCTGAACACCATCATTGCAACCGGCTACGAAATCGACTTCGCGCCGGGCACCTACGGGATCGGCGTGCCGCTCACCCCACTGACGCAACAGACGCTCGCGGGGCGCAAGCGCGAAAAGGCTGTCATCAAGGCGCTGTCCGGCTTCTCAGGCTCGGCCATGGTCAGCTATCCGAGCGGCGCCTACTCGGGCGTGACGATCGAGAACCTGAAGCTCAACGCCAACAGCATCGCCGCGCGCTGCCTGGAGATGATTGGTGTATCGCAGGGGGCGGTCGATCAGATCATCGTCCGCGACGTTGCGATGTCACTGGCGACGGCTCGCCCGTTCCACCTGGAAAACTTGACGTACTGGGAACTCGATCACGTCATCACCAACAGCGGCACCGACGGTGCGTTCCTGAAGTCGTGCTTCACCGGTTCATCGAAGAACTGCGTCCACTACCACGGCGCGCGTGCGGCGCTCATCCTGGAGAACTGCTCGGACAACGCGCTGTCGCACTTCGTCTGCTTCAACAACTCTGGCACCAGTTCCACAAGCCTGCTGGAGGTGGATGGCGGGCACGGAAACGTCTTCCGCGACTACACGCTTGAACCGCAGGGTGCTAGCAACGTCACGCAGGAACTGCTGATCAACGACACGGTGACCGGCAACTGCACCGGACACGAGTTCATCAGCGGCCAGCACATCGGCCTGGCGAACACAAAAACGCGCTCCATCGTCATCGGCTCGTCTGGGACGGTCTATCAGACGCTGTTCGAGAACATGCGGGTCATCAAGCCGACGAGCAATGACTCGGTGTTGCTGACGGCCCAGCAGGAAACCAAGTTCAAGAACTGCCGCGATCAAGTCGCATACGACACGCCGAC